TTTCATCGCCCCATGCGCGCATTTCGGATCGCCCCCCGTTTGAGAATCGCCTGGTACTCGCGGGAGATCAGGGACGGTTGACCAGCCATCCACTTCTGGAGACTTATCCGCTGCCGTCCATCGCTCGATTCGTTCTCGAGCTTGCTGAACCTCCTCCTTCGAAGCGATCTTCTTGGTAGCCATACCAGTCGCAGCTACGATCGCGCGACCCCACGCTGACGTCTCGCACACCATCAACTCAGATCCCTTGGTGTATGGGGTAGCACCCGGGATGATTTCCCACGCGCATCCGATACCTGGCAAAAGATCCGTGGCGTCACGATAGAACGCAGCTGTGTAGACAATGAAAGTTTGACCAGCGATCTCTTCGATGACATAGGGGACTGCCGGGTTTGCTGGTTGGAGTCTCATGTCCGGGTATTGCTCTTTTGCGAGCCGGATGCGTTCAGCGACATCTACATAATCGTCCAAGTTAAAGCTCATCGGGAATCCTCACGATCGAGGACTCGACGGCGTCGGACACCGTCAGCGTGACCAATCCGATAGCCCCTGGATCGACCCGAAAGGAAACCCCAGGCAAATCCGGTGGCGACCCAAATCATCAAAGTCAGGAAGTTGATCATGCTTGCACCCGCCGATTCTTCTCAGCGAACGCATCCAAATCCTTCAACCGGAACCTGTAATGGTTTCCGGGGAGGACGTAATGGGTGATCTTCAACTCCCGCGCCCAATTCCTCAAAGTGGTGGGGGCAATCCCTAGATATTCACTCGCTTCCGACGTGGTCAACACGCGGGATTCATCTGCGAGTTTGATTCTGACCCTGCTCATTTGCCGTCCGTCCTGTACTGTCAGGACTGAATCGCTTACTTTACATAATGTAGAGATCCGGATTATCAAGTCCGTTTCTGCCATTAAAAAAGTTTTGCCGATTCAGTCGAATAGTGGCTGATCTGGCGTTATAGTCCTACACAGTCGACTCACAGGCAATAGGACACGCCGTAGGAGCAGGGACGATGGCAAGAAAATCTCCAACGAACGCCGTGGCGAGAGTTTCGGTCGTTTTGAGTACGAAAGCATCGACGGGCGTGTCGCTCCTTCACTATGGGGAAGATCCTCGAATTCCCAACCCGGGAGACTTGCTCCTGGTCTCGTTTCTGGGGGATCAGGGTGGGATCGAGTTCGCGGTCTTGATCCCCGGCAGCCGGATGGGGATCGTGGCAGCGGCAGCCTTTATCGCCCTCGATGACTATGAGGCTAATAAGGAATGGCTGACTGCCCCGGCATCCACGCCGTCGGGTGGATGGTCTGAGAGTCAGCTCGATGGACGGTCGAAGGCATACCGTCGTACTCCTGCGGGGATTGCAGCTCGATCAAAAAAAGTTGATGCCGCGGGGGGGGGGGCTTAATTTGCAAATTATCTCTCGCGGCTTAATCCTTTTTTGTTTTGTCGACCGAGTCGATGCCAGCCTCTAGCGCGTCAGCGATGACGCTGCCGTCGACTTTGCCTTTGACGCGGTAGGACTTGAGTCCTTGGCGCGCTGCTGCGATGAGAGCTACTCCGAGGGCTGCGAGGATGAGTGAGACGATGGTGCTGTTCATGTGGTACTCCATTGGGGTCGAGCGATTCCGGCGATTTTAGATCCGTAAGCGCGGTTCATCTTGTAGACGCCGTCCCCGTTTGCTGATCCTGATTTGTTGCTGGTGTTGCCCTCGAAGGTGACGAGGTTTTGTTTGTCTGGTTGGTTGACGTAGACGATACCGACGTGTTCTGACGTGGCTGCGTTTGCGTCAAGGTTGAAGAATACTATGTCTCCGGGTTGGGCGTCTTTCGTGTCGACTAGTTGCCCATGTTTGCGGAAGTAAGCGAGTCCAGCATCGCAGTTGTGGAATCCTCGAGGACTTTGGATGCCAACGAGGGCAGTAGAACCCCCGATGAAATAGCAGTAGGACACGAACATGGCACACCAGGGCTGGTGATTGATCCCATACCAGCTGCCGAACTTGTTGTCGTTGTTGGTTCCTTCTTTGTATCCATTGTCGGCTTCTTTCTTTGCTATGGCGAGGACTTGGTTGGGTGTGGTCATTTGAGGAGTTCGGCTTCTTCCTCGGTAATTCCAAGGCGTGTCAGCAATGCGGTACGGGCTTGAGACTTGGCATCTTTATAGTTTTCTTGCCCTTTATGGTTTTGAATTATTAAAGAACATTTTTTTTCATCATTGGATTTGATGTCAAGCCACAAAACTCCATTTGCGTCAATAAGAGGAAAACCTGTCACGATAATGCCTTCCGCAGCAAGTTCATCGACAAGTTGAAGTCCATTCAGTTGCACAGGTTGAACAAATGAAATCATATTTATGCTCCTAGATATGAGATACATAATGAGGTTGATCTGGCCGCGGTTCCGATGAGCGTAAGGTTTCCTCCGCTTGTTTGGTAAGAGCTTGATTCTATGTAGTCTCCGGCTGAGAGACTAAGAATTGTTGAAATTGGGGCGTTCAAGTAACCGGAGGAGGTTGGGACTCCCATTTCGGTGTCTCGGACCGTTGTTCCGTTGACTTTGATGGCGGAGATGCGTCGTCCTGTGGCGTTTGCGTTAAATTGATTATTTAGGATTACCAGGTATTTTCCGCCTAGTCCGGTCGGGATTGTGATTCTTGACGTGTTTGTGACAAGTGAATGAAAATTGTCCGTATCCCATGATTCGGCTGTCCAAGAGGTAATTGGTTCGGCTCCCGAAGTTGTCGTGGCATCAGCTGATAAATAAAGAAAACATCCTTTATTGGAGCTGACGGAAGGTGTTGCCCAACTTGGAAGTCCCGAAGCAACTGTCAAAACTTGTCCAGTTGTCCCAATGGCTAGTCGAGCAGGAGTGCTTGCAGCCGAGGCATAAAGAGTATCTCCGGTTGTGGTCAAAATTGATTTGGGGATGTCGTTTGAACTTGTAGCTGAAAAGAAGATCGCTGATCCGGTTGCCGTGAAATAGAGAGTGCCAGAATCGTATTGCCCAAGAGCTAGTGATCCGCTAGTCGTGACGGTGGCTGTTCCGGCGGTGATGGTGCAGGTTCCTGCCCCGATGTTGACGACATAGACTTGATCGCCAGCCGCGAAGAGTGACGTATTAACCGTGATCGTTGTTGCACTTGCCGAGTTCATGGAGATCCGTGTACCGACATCGGTGGCGACAAGGACATAGTTTGCAGTCTTAGAGTTCACCGTCTGGTTATAGTCGTTGGTTTGTAGGGCAGTCACTTGTGCAGCTGTGAGGACTTGTCCGGTGGTGAACGTTTGTTTTGCCATGATTCTCCTAGTAGACCAATTGGTTCGTGTCGAGTTTGCCCATCGTTGCGGAATCGAGGACGAGTCCAGCAAGGTCGGGTTCAAAAGTTCCAATCTTGACTGTCCACTTGTTGGGGGTGAATGTGTAGTTAAGTGAGCAGCAGACAAGGTTTTTTGTGATGGTGGATCCACCGGGGACGGTGCGGGTAACTTGTAATGGATCGTAAAAGTAGATCGCTAGTCCGGCTTGGATGCGGGCTGAGGGTTGTCCGGGGGTGATGTCGAGGGTGATGTAGTCGGTGCGGAGAATGGGGACGGATCTGCCTATGGCAAAGGTGTATCCCATGCCGTTGACGTCATCTAGGTAGTAGCAGATAGTTGAGTTGCGGGAGAGGGCGCGTTGTCCGTATCCCGCGATTGATGATGCGTTTTGAAAATAGTAGCCCTGGATGACGATGTAGTTGTAAAGGAAATCGGTGTCAAATTTGAATGCCGTGTCTTGGTAGGTGATGGAGTTTCCGTTGTCATAGAAATAGTATGGGGTGACTGCGGCTCTTTCCCATTGTCTTGAGCGGTTAAAAAAACTTAATACACCGTTATTGTCTTGATAAAACATTCCTAGTTCTGAGTCAGTAGCTTGATTGATGACACTTAATGCGGTGCGGTAGGTTCCTGCGTCGGCTTGTAAATATGTGGATCCTATTTCGGTGTATGTGGATGGTGTCCAGCCGGTAGCTGTGAGGGTGTCGTAGACGCCTTGGATGCGGTATCCGCTGGTGACGATCCCGGTGTAGCTTGCGAGGGTGCTGAGAGTGGCTGCTGCGAGTCTGCCAAGTCCGTCGATGGCTTTGACTGTCATGGTGGCTAGTTGTGTGCCGTTGGCTGGACGATATTTCCAAGACTCGACGTACCCGTAATACATGGGGATGGTTGTTCCTTCATGGGTTGCGGTGATTTTGATTTGAACCATGGGAACGATGTACCCGTAATAGGGGGAGGATGTGTTGTCGGGCGACCAGACTCCGGTTTGATCGGTAAATACAAAGTTGGATGTTCCGGTAAGGAATACGTCGTTGACTCGATCAAAAGGCTGGTCGATGTTGCAATTAAGGATCTGAGTGGTGAGGTCTACCCATCCGGTGTTCATGTAGACGCTGATCGTAAGGTTTGTCATTAACCGGTCGCCGCGTTCGAGTACCAGGCTGCACCGGCTCGAAGTTTGTTTCCGAGTCCGTTGTAAATGGTGTTGAGGAGGTCTTGTTCTGCGGTGACGGATCCTGCGACATTGATGGTGACTTGTGGTGCTGCGGTGATCGGGTTTTCGGATGCGGTGCGTCCGGTCATGCCGTTTGAGGATGAGGTGGCTAGTTGTGTGACGGCTGCGGTAATCGCGGGGGATGGCGGTGGGGCAGCCGGAACGCTCGAGGAAGGGTTGCCGACACCCGCAGCTGAAAGGATGGCTTGAACTTCGGGTGTGAGAGTTGAGGGCAGGCTAGGGGCGGTTTGACTGTTTGACGGAGAGCCAGTCGGTGCGCCACCGGCACGTTCCAAGCCAGCAGAGTTCATTCCGGATCCGGACGTGGCGGCAACTCCGGCATCGATCTGGGTTTGAGCGATTTCTTGTTTCAATTTAAGAATGTTCGCAAGAGCTGCGGTTTGATCCGCTAACCGTTGATCGGTTGTTTTGTACCCATCGTCCTCGAGGCTTTGTAAAGCTTTGACTTTGTCAATCTGTTCTTGCGTGAGGTTTCCTTTAAGAGCTGCTGCGAGTTGGATTTGGTTGAGATCGAATTGGGCTGCGAGGCGTTTGTTGACCAAGCCGGCTTGTGCCGCAGCTTTATCTGTCTTGGCTTTCTTGTCAGCGAGAACGTTGGCTTCTTTGGCAAGTCGATTTGCTTCTAATTGCCATTTAGAAGGCTTCTCAGCGTTGCCCCCGAAAGTGCGACCCATAGGGTTTTGGAAAGATTGTTTGGGATTGTAGTTGGCTGTCGCTGCGGCTGCTTGGGCGGTGCGATAGGAACCGACTGCACCAAATTTGGATAAACCTCCACCGGCATCTCGGACGGCTTTGGCTTTTGCTTTGCTTGCGGGACTGGATGTTTCGGTAAGTGTTATTAGGGTAATGAGGCCACCAACCGCGGCAACGAATGGAGCGGCTGCCCCCATAATCGGCAGGGCTGCGACTTTGGCAAGTGCGGCGTATGTGGCGATGGCTTTGAAACCCAAAGCGACTGCCGTGAGTCCGGCTGCAAAACTTGTGAGGACGGATAGATGATCTCCAATGAATCCAAAGAATGATTGAAGGTTGGGGATTCCGGTGTTGATAAGCCAATCTCCAAGTTTGACAAGTACCGGGAGTATTTTTTCTCCCACTTGGACTTGGATTTCTTCAAATTTGGCTTTGAGGATTTCTAGTTTTCCGGCATACGTTCCTGCATAGGCGGCTGCTTGTCCGGATATTTCTGCGTTGAGTTGCTGCATGGCTTTTTTGAAAGCGTCTGCGGGTTTCAAAGTTTTGTCGAGTTTGATCCCGAATTCGGCTAGTCCTTTGGCGCTACCGGCGGATGCTCGAGCAAGTTTGGTGGCGGCTTCCGCTAATGGGATTTGCTTATATCGAGCCACATCAGCAGCTTGTCCCATAAGGCTTTGAGCCTTTTCAAGCGAATGAGTAACCGTGACAAGGTTAGCAAGAGCTTGTGCCGAGTCGGCCCCTGTGAATCCCAGGTTTGCCATCTGCTCATTAGTTTTCTTTATTGCTTCTCCACCAAGTGCCGAGGCTTGCCCGATGTTCTTGAGAGCTACACCAAGTTTTGCGTTAGCCGCTTCCATCTTGACAGCAGCTTCAACGGATCGCCGGGCAAATTCCTCAATGCCACCGGCAAGTGCCAGAGCAGCGATGTTTTTTGCAAAGTGTTTGGCTCGATCTTCAAGATGACCAAGTCCCTTTTCGGCTTTCTTGAGGGCGTTGTCTTTGAGTGTAAAGACAACGGGGATTTTGGCGGTGGTGTTACGCATTCAGATTCCAAGGATCATAGGCACGTTGGGCATCCATGCGATTATTGAATGCTCGGACGGTGTCCTCGATGGCGGTGTGAATCTCCTCGACGACCATCGGACGATCTTTGATAAGAGCGCGCACGATCATCTTGTGTTTTTTGGGTGCAAGACCAGACCAGGAAGCGATCCGGCGAATAAAGAACTTGCCCTGGGAAGTGGATCCGGTCGATTTGGTTCCCGCTGATTCGAAGATGACACCGGCGGCAGTTTTGTCCAAGATTGCGTATGACGACATCAAACCTTCGGATGTGCGGCGCGTGCCACCGGCTCGAGTTTTGGTAATGCCTTTTACCATTTCGTTTCGATCAAAGGCTTTGCTTGCCCAAAGACCTGATCCTTGTGCCGATTTGTTCCAATTATATAAGTGACCGGGGGCTGTTTCGGGAATGAACCCTCGAGCATCATCGACCACCACTTGAAGCGCCCGGTTGATGCGCTTATTCATCGCCTTATTTAAGTCAGGAGCAAGACGCCGAATTGCCTGAGTTGTTGAAGTAAAACTCACGACGTTATCCACGTTTGCTCCTTTCCTGTAATACGGCGATGAGAGCGCGAACCATCATCGGATCCTCAGCTAAAAGCGACGAAGGTGTCACCCCTAGTTCGACCGCGAGCCACGCCACCGAGAAGGTAGTCGTGTCCCGCGTTAGCCATTTGGGTCGTCGCCCACCACCTCAACGGACTTGAGAGTTTCCAAGAATCCATCCGAGTCGAAAGGCTTAACGACTTCACCGGATCTCCGAATGCACTCCCACGCCAGCCAATAGATGTCCGTCGCTTTTTCGATTTTCCCGAAACCCTGCTTTGCCCATCGTTCGTACGAGACTTCGATGATGGGAGTGATGGGGAAGAGTTGCTCCTCCCCATCTGCCCGGGTGACTTTTAGTTGTGCCATGTTCGTCCCTTTCGTTTATTAGCTAGTGGATACGACGATGCCGCATCCTGCGCTGAATGGTGAGGTCGACCCTGTGGGGGCTGCTGCGAGTTGGAAAGTTACTTGCTGTTGGGCAAGCGCGCCGACATCTCCCGCAATAGGTGTGATGGTGTCAATAAAGAAGTAGCCGGAGTATTTAGGGTTTGTGGCACTCACGGCTGCGGTTTTGTCTTGTTGCAAAAGGATGGGAACTTTTGTGCCAATTGCGGAGTTAAGCGTTTGCAAAACGCTTGAGGTGGCGGTGTCATTATTAAACGTGATCGAAACGTCACCAGATTGAAGCCCGCCGATGTAATCGTGTGCATTTTGGCCCATCGAAGTGACCTCAATAGAATCGAATTTGTAATTTAAGGTTGCGCTGGTGACGTGATCTGAAAGATCTACGCTGTTAAACGTGATCTTCATGTTTTGGTTAAAGAAAATTGCCATGGCTACTCTGCTTCCTTTGCATTCTTGGTGGTGGTGGGTGTGATCGCGCCAGAGGCGATAAGAGCTTCGACGTTGTAGTTTTCGAGTTCTTTATCTGTCAAAGTTGCGCCACGGGTTTTCCCGCAGACTTCATGGTCAACGGCAACGGTGTATGTCATGTTTGGCTCCAGGATGTGAGAAGTTCGATCGAGACATCCGAGGTAAGGAGATCGCCGGTCGGGATGGATAGGATTTTGGGTTGGCTCACGCTTGAAATGTTGATGTATGTATGATCGATCTTGGGGACAAGCGCGAGAATGAAGTCCTCGATGAGACCAAGGTTTCCTTGGTTATCGAGGAGCGGGACGCAGATATGCAGCTTGAATCGTGCGGTCAGCGACAAGCTCGTCGTGTTGTTGTTGATTTCGACGTATGGTTCGTCCGGTGTGATTGAAATCGAGTTTGCGGTCGGGGTGGGTGGGGGATAGGCATACACCGTCCACACGCCGGGGTTTGCGATCATGTCGGCAAGCTGCTGACGGAGAGTGGCGAATGACATTAGCCCACCATCGATGCCGGAGACATATAAGGCGCAAGGAGTCCCGAGATGCGCGACATGAGTGAGCGCCCCATCTTGTAGGGCGTAGGTGTACCGAAGTCGACTGAGGAGGCTCCGTTGCCACCGGCAACGGTGCGGGCTTGCCAGATGTCGACCGCGAGCATGAGTGCCGCGTTATTGATCGCGGGAGTGGATGCGTAGGCGGTGTTATATTCCGCACCGAGTCCTTTGCCATACGGGCGAATCAAGTGGAAAACGTCGTCGGCGTGAGTGTAGGCAAATTGCAAATACGAGATCCCGGGGTTGTTGTTTCCCCACCCGGTATACATGAGTCCAAGGTTGTAGGGATACCAGGTGACGGGGAATCCTGTGGCGTAAGGGACGACTCCGGTGATGACTCGAGCACCGTCATAGATTCCGCAATTTGAGAGGGTGATGGTTTGCCCAATGTTGAATGCGGGGTTGGATGCGATGGCGATGGTGGCGATGTTGTTTTGTATGGATGCAGCTACGACGGGGACGAAGTTGTGCCAAAGCATTTTGTCAATGAGGTCTTGGGAGGTTTGGCAGACGGATTCAAGATCGTCGTTGGAATAGAGCGACCCGATACCGAGTGCGGTGCGTAGCTGTGCGACGGTGACGAATGTGGCTGTCATGGTTCCCTCCTCTCATCTGTTAGGGCTGATCCCCCTCACCCCAGGGACGGCGTGGGTGAGGGGGTCAGCGACTTAGACCGTGGACTACGCCAACTTAAAGCGGCGTATGCCCCCCTGAACGGTGACGATCGGGCACAGATACCCATACAACAT